GTATAGGCGGTGTGATAACAGCGGGACTAATGTCATCGGTGTACAAGCCATTCAAAAGGAATTATCAAGAAAATCTTTCAGTTTCTCTATACTCTTATAATCAACCTACAAGAGTTTATGTTGTAGATTACAGATTTTCAAATGTAGAAGATTTCGTGGCTACTATGGGCGATGGGCAGATCGTCTATCCACTTGCTACTCCCACCACCTACCACTTCGACAACGTTGGTGAACTGTACACCTATTTTGGCACAAATAATACCTGGATCGACACCGGAGCAATCACAGAATGCGATTATCCAGCCGATACTAAGCTCTATGTGGACGGTCTGACTGCTCCTGACGAGGATATGATTGCTAACGCAAACATTGCAAACGGCAAGTATTTTGTCGTGAACAATCAGCTTTACCTCTCGACTGCCGCAATCGCCGCAGGGGCAAGCATCGTCCCCGGTACAAACTGCACAGCAACAAATCTTGCAGAAGCTCTCAATGCTTTGAATACTTAATGAAAAGGAGATAATACCATGACCAGACAGATTTTCATTGTTGATGCACACATCGTTGATGCAAACGGCACTTTCAACTACATCACCGGCTATCCAAAGACCTTCGACAGCAGAAGCTATGGCAACGACATTGACAAGACTCAGATTCGTGCCATCGGTGATGCTTCCGAAGCGTTTGGTGCTATGTGCAAGGTGGACACTCGCCAGCTTCAGACGGTTGTCGTGATGACCGCAGACGGTTTTGTGGTTGAAAAGCGGACAATCGGCAAGATTGCTGACATTCCCGAACCCACTCCCGAACCCGTAGAGGAGTAATCGGTTCTCACCAATTGAGAACAAAGGAAGCCTGACGGTATGGAGACTGTAACGATAATAAGATGCAAAGACTGTAAGCATTGTCACGTCCATAAAAATGGGTGTAATAGTGAATGCGATCTGCATTACGGCATGACAAATCCAAATGGGTTTTGCTCTGACGCCGAACCAAAAAGTTCTGACTAATCGAGAACTTTTGATGCGTTACAAACTGCGGCGGCTCAGTTACTTCTAGTCTTGTCACATCACCCAATCACCACGTCACCAAGAAGGTTACAACCGTCAGTCTTGCAGAGGACTATAAACGCTGTATAGATTTGAAATCAATCGCTGCCCACTCTTCTTAGCACCTCAACTCCTAATGGGCATCCGTGACAGTCGGTTTACAAAAAAACGGGGTGATTTCATGAAATGGCTTATCGCTTGGTGTTGTGTAACGGCATTTATTTTAATGTTTTTCAAGGGTGCAGGAGGTGATAGACCTTGATTACCAGAGAAGAGTTGGAAGAATTCATCGAGGGATGTATATGAGCTACCATCAAACTATTTACAACTTACTCCGTGGTTACGGGCTATCCGAAGCCGGTGCGCTTGGGATGCTTGGCAACTGGGAGTGCGAATCCGGCTGTGAACCTTACAGAGTGCAGGGAGACTATCAGGCTTCCAGAGCAATCAGCAAGGCGTATGTCAATGCGATTGAAACAGGCGTATCAGATCGGGAGCGTTTTGCCACAGATCAAAAAGGGTTCGGATTGGCGCAATGGACTTATCCCCAGAGGAAACGGAATCTGTGGGATGCTTGGGAAGCTGACTTCTGCCGAATTGACGATGTAGCATTTCAGGTTGAATTTGCTATTGATGAGCTTCGGTGCGAGTATTCCGGTTTGCTTTCCTACCTCAAATCTGTAGAAGCAATCTACGATGCAACAGACCGCATCTGCCGAGAGTATGAAAGACCTGCCGTCAACAATATTCAGGCTCGGTATGAAGCAGCTCTCAGGATCAGGGCAGAGATTGACTTGTCAGGCAAAGCCGAAGTCAATTCAAGTCAATCCGAAGTCAATTCCGAAGTCAATTCAGAACCAAAATTGGAGACATGGCCTCCCCGTACCATTGACGAGCACTGCACAGGCTGGGCAGAGGTGTGGCTCCTGCAGAGCCTCCTGAAATGCCACGGTATCAACGTTTTGATTGATGGCATCTGGGGGAACGCGCTGACCGAGAAGGTCAGACAGTATCAGAAGCAAAACGGGCTTGACCCGGACGGGGCTGTAGGCCCCATGAGCTGGGCAAAGCTTTTTGAGAGGTGAATCCAATGCAGAATCTTACTCCGGCTCAGGCAACCGTAATTGCCTCAATCATCTCAGGGCTTGTGGCAGTCATTGTCTGTGTGTGGAACAATCGGGCAATGGCAAGCAAGCAGAAGATCGCAGAAGCGCAGAGAGACGCGAAACTGGAAATGTGGATGCAGACGGTAGACCGGAAGCTGGACACACACAATGGTTATGCAGAGCGATTCTCGGAGATCAAAGAAGACATCGCAGGAATCCGGGCGAGTATCGAATTCTTAAAGGAGAAATGATATGAAAGCACCTTATATCGTAGTAATTATGGGCAGAGCCTTCAATGTGGCAGCTGAGTCTGTTGAGGAAATCAGGGCTGAGTTTGGCCAGGACTGCACGATCTATCAGGAGGTACAGGAATGAACATTGACTGGAAACGGAAACTGACGAGCAGAAAGTTTTGGATTGCAGTGGTGGGCCTTGTGAGCGGCCTGCTCATGGCGTTCAAAGTTGACGGGCAGACGGTTGAGACCGTCTCCGGCTGCATCATGGCAGCGGCTTCTGTCATCGCCTATATCATCGGGGAAGGACTGGCAGATGCGGCAAACGCACCCATCGAATTCCCGGAGGAGTAACCCATGGCGTTTGTCGGAAAAGTAAAAGCCGGTGATGTCACCGGCAGGGTAGGGTCGAGCCTCTATGGCGTATGCGCATCTCTGGCAAACGTTGCCGCAAAAGAGGTGGCAATCGAGGGGCTCGACACCCTCATGCAGGGCCTGACCATCCATGTCAAGTTCACAAACAGCAACCGGGCATCCAGCCCGACGCTGACGATCCCGAGCACGGGCGCAGGCGCGATTCCGATCTATCGGCACGGTGCGACGGCTCCCGGCCTGACAGACAGGGAATCGTGGTATGCGGGGAGCGTGCTTGCTCTGACTTATGACGGAAGCGCATGGCAGATCAACGACTGGCAGTCAGACACGATCTACAACAACGCAACACAGTCTGTCGCAGGTCTGATGTCCCCGACGGACAAGGCGAATCTGGACGATGCTACTGCCAACCGCACAACCTCCCTGAAGTTTGAAAACGTTTCAACATCCACATGGGCGGCAGACAACACCTATACGAACTATGGATTCAAGGCATCCATTGCCTGCACAGGCGTTACGGCAAACCACTTCGCAGAAGTATGTTTTGCCCCGGACGATGTACTGAACTATGTTCCCGCTCCTGTCTGTGTGACGGCAGCGGATACGGTTTATGTCTGGGCGATGGTTAACCCGGGACAGGCCCTTACCGGCATTACTGTCCTTGCCATCCTGCCGGACAGATCATGAGGTGAATCATGGCATATCAGACGACAGGCACGATCACAGGGATGGATGTCTTTCAGGCAGCAATCACGATCATGGACGAACTGTCTGACGAGGGCAAGTACAAATACGAAGACACGGATGAGTACCGGCTGAGAACCCTTTCGATCCTTAACGTTCTCCAGCAGGAACTGTATCCGTTCAGTGATACCTACAAGAAGAACCAAGAGTGGGAAGGCAGACGCAGACCTGTTGCGGCAAGACTGGAAGACCTCTACAGCGAGATCGACCTCGATGATTATTGCGCAGGCACGGTGCTTCCTTATGGCCTCGCGGCACATCTCCTGCTGAATGAAGACCCATCCACAGCCAACTACTGCCAGCAGAGATATGACGAATTGAAGGCTTCGCTGATGCGTGGAATGCCGGCGGAGAGCGAGGATATCACAGACATCTACGGGGGACTGGCACCGTACAACGAATTCGGAATGTGGAGCTGAAGGGGGTAAGCAGAAATGCCGAGACCGAAAGGCAGCAGAAACAAACCGAAGGAAGGCGAGACCGCCAGACCTTATCACACACCGGAAGAACTGAAGGCGAAGATGGAGGAATACTTCATCAAATGTGAGGCGGAAGAGGAAGGCGCGTTCCCGGACGAAGCGGGGATGCGGATCTTCCTTGAGCTGGGGCACAAGAGCTACCAGAGCTATTTGGAAGATCCCGCCTATGAACTGGTCTTTGACTGGGCGCAGGATATGCGGGAGAGCTGGGCGGCAAGGAACCTGGCGGCAAACCCGAGGAACGCGCAGGCCTTTCTGAATATCTTGAAGCAGTCCGCAAACGGCGGATGGGTAGACCGGAAGACGGACAAGGAAGACAAGGTTATTGAAATCCGGGCGGCAGGCGTCGGCGGCGTGGAGGCATTCCGATGAGCAGGGGCGTGAACCGGAGCGGTACCGACCAGACCACGGCCGGGAAACAGGAATCCAGGGTCAAGGGCCTGAAGGTCTGGGATCCGGGAACGGCGAACCCGAAGCAGGCGGAATTCTACGCGGCGAGGGAGCTGTATGTGGGATTTGGCGGAGCCAAGGCAGGCGGCAAAACCCATGCCGTGAGAATCAAGGCCTTCGGCACTGCGCTGATGAATCCGGGGATTCGCATCATCATCTTCCGTCAGACCTATCCGGCTCTGGAAGAAAACCACATCCTTCCGCTTAAGAGGATGGCGGTACAGACCGGAGCCGCGACCTACAACGGCACGACCAAAATGCTTACCTTTGTAAACGGCTCCACGATCCGCTTCGGCCACTGGCAGGGCAAGGACAGCGAAGACGAATACAACGGTCAGGAATACGACAGGGTGTTCCTCGATGAGGCGACGCAGTTCAGTGAGCGTGCCTTCCACCTTCTGGCAGGCATGCTCCGTGGCGCCAGCCCGTATCCGAAGCAGATGTACATTACCTGCAACCCGGGCGGCGTCGGGCACAACTGGGTCAAGCGCCTGTTCATTGACCGGCAGTATGAGACCGGGCATGCGAATCCCGAAGAGGACGAACACGCGGAGGACTACCGCTTCATCTGGGCGAAGGTCGAGGACAACGTGGAGATGCTTAAGCACTCCCCGAAGTATCTGGAGCAGTTGTCCCATCTTCCGGAAGACGTCCGGCACGCTTACCGTTACGGCGACTGGAACAGTCTCGGAGGCGGTTACTTCAAGGAGTTCAAGAAGCCCACGCATGTCAGGCAGGCATTCAAGATCCCGGCACACTGGAAAAGATACCGGGCATTCGACTACGGCCTCGACTGTTTTGCCTGCATGTGGTTTGCGGTGGACACGGACGGCAGAGCCTGGGCGTACCGGGAAGTGGAAGAGCGTGGCCTGATCATTCAGGATGCGGCGGCACTCTGCCTGCAGAACAGTCCAGCGTTTGAGAAGATCGAAGTGACCTACGCCCCGTGGGATATGTGGAGCCGCACGAAAGAAAGCGGCAAGACGATGGCGGAGCAGTTCCTGACGAACGGGCTGGTCATCATCCAGAGCCCGAGAGATCGTGTGCAGGGGCACATGGCTATGAAGAGCATGATGGCTCCGCTCCCGCTGAACGATCCCTTTGTCAAGGGCCTGTATCCGGAAGGGCAGGCGCCCGCAACGCTCCCAGGCCTGATGTTTTTCTCTGACCTTTCGAAGGTCATCAAGGATATTGAGGAAATCCAGGCGGACGAGAAGAACCCGAACGACTGTGCGAAGGAACCGCACGAAATCACGCACACAGTGGACGCGGTGCGCGGCTTCTGCGTCAGCAGGATCCTCCCGACGGAGGCACCGGAAACCAAGCCGAAGCGGACCTTCGAGGACATGCTGGAAGAAAAGGAAGAAAACTACGAGAGCTACATGTGCGGCGGCGAACCCGGAGAGGACTATATCGGGGCCGCATAGGGAGAATGATATGTCGAATATAATAATTCTGTATATAGCGGTTCTGGCTTTCTGCGGCTTCTGTGCGGCCATGACTCTGTTCAGCGATAAAAGAGTCAGGGACATTGAAAAAGGCACGCAGGAAGCGTTAAACACGGCTGAGAAGATGATTCAGAACGAGCAGGGAGATACAAGGACGCTCAGAATCGCGGTCAACACGCTGAATAAGCTTGTGACGGAGCTGCGGAAAGAGAACCAGGATCTGAAGGACGAACTGGAACGGGTAAAGGCGCTGATTCCGGAGGACGTGAAAGAAGAACGGCTGAGACGGGATGTGCTCATGCAGCAGCTGAACGATGAATTAGAAAATCGGGTCAGGGCGGAAAAGGAATGGAACGGCATGGTCGCCAGCGTCCTTGGCTATGATCTCAACAAGGCAATCGCTGCGGGGGTGAACGGTAATGGCGAATGAGAAAGAACTCGGCCTCTTTGACGGGAAGGACAAACCGGATGTCCGCTGGGGCTGGAAGAATTACACCCAGGGCGTGGAGTACAACACCGGGCTGAACCTGCAGGCGACGGTCAAGGCGAACGAGAATTTTTATATCGGGAAACAGTGGGAAGGCGTACAGGCAAACGGCCTTCCGACACCGCAGTTCAACTTCCTGAAACGTACGGTCGGGCACACGGTGGCATCCATCGTATCGGACGATGTACGGATCACGGCAACTCCGCTGGAAGCGGCTCCGAACGAGAAGGAACTGATTGATCCGGTACGGATCGTGAACGAGGAATTCTCCCGGCTCCTGATGCAGACGAAGTTTTCCCGGCTGCAGAAGATGTTTGTGCGGGACGCGGCGGTGCGCGGTGATGGCTGCATGTATACCTGGTGGGATGCGGACGCGCCGGCAGGCAAGGGACAGAAAGGCAGAATCCGGACAGAAATTCTGAAGAACACCAGAGTGTTTTTCGGGAACCCGAACGACGCCCAGGTGCAGACCCAGCCGTGGATCATGATAGAGAAGCTGGATATGGTACGTGCAGCAAGGAAGCGTGCGGTTTCGTTCGACGCGGAGGATTGGGAACAGATCCTTCCGGATGACACGGAAAACTCAGAAGCGGTGGACAGCGTAAAACGCACGGACAACAAAGTGACCTGCGTCACGCTCATGTGGAAAGATGACGAGAGCGGGGAAGTATGGGCCTGCGAATTCACGCACGACGTGATGATCCGGAAACCCTACAACACGAACCTCCGGCTGTACCCGTTGGTCTGGCTCTCATGGGACTATGTGGATGACTGCTATCACGGACAGGCAATGCTGACAGGCTTGCTGCCGAACCAGATTTTTGTCAACAAGATCTGGGCAATGAGCAGCCTCAACATGTACCGCTCGGCTTTCGGCAAATACGTCTACGACAAGACGAAGATCGCGCACATCGACAACCGCGTCGGCGCGGCGATCCCGGTGGCGGGCAATGTGGACGGTGCGATCAAGGCGATTGACCCGCCGGCCATCCACCCGCAGGTCTTTCAATACATCACGGCAGCAATCAACACCACGCAGGAAACCCTCGGCGCGACCGAGGCGGCACTCGGCGAAGGCAAGGCCTACAACACTTCGGCGGTGCTTGCACTGCAGAAAGCCTCGGCCACACCGCATGTGGTTACCCAACAGAATGGCTATGACCAGGACGAAGATCAGGGCAGGATCTGGCTGGAATTCATGACGGTCTACTACGGCAAGCGCACAGTGGACATGGCAATGACCGATGAAATGCGCGCTATGTTTGAGCAAGCTAACATGCTTGCGGAAGCGGCCGGACAGCCGCCGATGGATATGCCGGAGACGGTGCCGGTGGACTTTGACTTCGGAAGTCTCAAAGACCACGAAATGAATATCCAGATTGACGCGGGCGCTTCTTCGTACTACAGCGAGATTGCAAGCATGGAAACCCTGGGCAATCTGCTCGACAAGGGCGTTATCAACGGCATACAGTTCCTCGAGCGGATCCCGGACGGGAACATCACGCGGCGGCTTGAGCTGATCCAGGAGCTGAAAGAACAGATGAAGCAGCAGCAGGCAATGGAACAGGCAATGCTCCAGCAGCAGATAGCGCAGGCCCAGGGCGGAGCACCGCAGGGCGGACCAGCTCCGAATGGACAGGAGGCAGTGGAGACCAGCGCAACGGAAGAGCGCAGGTCAACCGGCTTTAAGGAGCTGGGAGAGGCGCTCCGGCGCGTAGAAAGAGGTGCGGGATGGCGACAATCGGCGGCGTAACAAATGAGAAGATTTTCAGCGTAAAGGGCTGGGGAGGACTCAACGAATCCCCGGATGGAGATACCCGTCTGAAGCTTGGGGAAGCCTCGAAGATGGTCAACTGGAAAGTGACCAGAGACGGCAACCTCAAGCGCAGGCCGGGAACGGCATTCGTCGCAGGGCTGAACACTTCCTACTCTTTGCAAATCAGCGGAGATATACAGGAACTTCAGCAGGTTCAGCCGGATGATGTTTTCCAGATTTACCATGACGTTTCCGTTTCCGCGATTCCCGGCAGGGTGACGCTGTTCGGTACAGGCGCAGCCATTGAGAGCGGGATGATGCTTTCCAACACCGCAGTAATTCAGAGCGGCATGCTCGATTATGGCACAACTGGTGCGGCAAGCATTGAAGACGGAATCCTGAATGTGGAAAACACATTCGAAGAGATGACATTGGAGCAGCTACAGACGGCTTTAGATGCTCTTGACCCCGGCGAGTATCTGTATGTCTGGCATGACGAACTGCCGTATGCACTTAACGGGAACTCTATCGTCAATGACGGCACGGCGACCTATCTTGACGGCTACCTGCTCACCTCAAAAGCGGACAGTGTTTCTCCCGTGGCAGGGCTGTGGAACGGTCTGGTACAGGGGAAGGAAATGCTGCTTGCTGCCTGCAACGGCAAGGTCTGGAGCCTGTATGACGCAGACAATAACGTGATGACAAGAATCCCGCTTGCCGACATTGACACCAGCGGCAGGGTCACGTTCTTCCCGTTCGGCGGGAACGTGTATATCCTGAATGGACACGAATACTATGTCTATAACGGTGCGCTCCTATCCACAGTGGACGGGTATATCCCGATTGTGGCAAAGCAATTAAGTTCTGTAAGCGGAGAGACCACAGGGGAATACATCAACCGTCTGACCAATTACAGACGAGTGTGGCTTTCACCCGATGGTACAGAGACCGCATTCCAGATGCCTGAGCAGCCGATTGTCTGGACAGACCAGTGCTACGTCAGAGACCTTGCAACAGATACAGACATATCTTCATCTGATTATACGGTAGACGCAACAAATGGAACAATCACTTTTAATACTGCTCCCACCAGAAGCGTGAACAGCATTGAAGTTTGCTATTCTGTCAATACTCATGGAGACGATCCCGATATTCCAGATTATCGCGGGCAGGTGACAAACAACAGATTTGCGGAACTGTTTTCAGGCCCGACAGATAACATGGTCTTTCTGTACGGTGACGGCACGAACCGGGCACTGTACAGCGGCATGGACGATGACGGAATGCCTCGTGCAGATTACTTCCCTGACCAGTACGAAGTGCACGTCGGCGACAGCAATACTCCGCTGACCTCCATGATCCGGCACTATGGTGATCTGGTGTGTTACAAGACCGACTCCGCATGGGCGATCACCCAGTCTTCCATGGAACTGGCAAGTGGAGATAATACCATCGCGATTTACTGCACCCCTGTTAACAGAGACAAGGGCAATGTCGCACCCGGGCAGGTCAGACTGGTGGAGAACAACCCAGTTACCTGCTCTGAGCGGGAACTGTATCAGTGGATCAATTCCAGCTACTACACCTCCACGCTCAGCAGGGACGAACGGCAGGCAAGGCGAATCAGCGACCGTATCCAGAGCAGCATCAAGGAGATCGACCTTCCAGAGTGCTGCATGTGGGATGACAACGACGGACAGGAATTCTATTTGTCAGACAATAAGGTAACGCTTGTCTGGAACTATGCTGCTGATGCGTGGTATCGGTATGAGGGTATAGATGCCGTCTGCATGTGCAACTTCCACGGCGAGGTCATCTATGGGACGAGCGACGGCCTGATCGCGAGACTGACTTATGATTCTATGGGCGACATGGGCTATCCCATCAAGGCTGAATGGGTCTCCGGTGCCATCGACTTTGGAGCAGCCAACATGCGGAAGTATTCCTCTTCCATTTGGGTAGGGCTGAAACCGGAAGCAGGGACGAGCGTGGATGTAAAGCTGATTACCGACCGGAAAGACACGTTCAAAGACAAGATCGTCTCCTCTGAGAAAGCGAAGGTAGCAGGCCAGCCGTTCATGGTGAAGACAAAGCTGAAGGCAAAGAAGTTCGTGTTCTACCGCCTGCTTTTATCGGTAGTGGATAAGCAGCCTGCGGTGACGGTGACGGATGTGGAATTCCGGGTCAGGCAGACCGGATATGCCAAGTGAGGTAAGACATGATCGGGAAAGTTAATTCTGGGCTGATCTTGGGTATTCTTAAGATTTCATGCCCCAATAATGCGACGATAACCATACAGAACGACAATCTTACATACACTAAGACAGGTACGGCAGTTGAGTTCAAATTGCCGAGAATCGGTACTTGGAACATTACCGCAGCTTATAACGGGATTACGAACACCTATCCAGTTATTGTAAATCCGGGGCAGACTGTAAATGTAACGGTTCTTGACAGCTTTTATTTGTACAATGCCGGAGTTTATGTCACCGGGTTTGCAAGAGGCTGGACGGAAGGCGAAACTGCCAGCAACGTCAGTATCAATGCAGCTGCGTCACGAAACCCGACATCTACTTCGAACGGGGCTGTAAATGTGACTGGATACAGGACGATTAACACACACATTACAGGCGATATTGGAGGCAGCTCTGGTACGTCTGGCAGAATTATGCTTGAGATAATTTCCACGGGCGGCACAGTGCTTGCCAGCAACAATATTAGCCGATCTGGCGGTGGAAGTCAGACATACGACACAGTATGGACGTTCGACGTAAGCGCGATTAACCAGCTGGTACAATTCAGGCTGAAGGCCAATACTTATGCAGGTGGTTCAGAAACCCGCCACGCGACGATTACGCTTCACAGCATACAGCTAATTGCATAAGAGGTGACAGATATGGCATCACTACAGGAAACTTTCGCACAGCGGCAGAACGAGTCTGCCGGGCAGATCAACAATCTTTATGACAGGCAGGCACAGGCCCAGGCGGCAAACCTGAAGACGGAGTATGACCGCAATCTGTCGGACGCGCAGGCGGCGGCCAAGAAGATCGCACCGCAGTATCAGACGCAGGCAAACACGCTGGCAGGGCAGTATGAACAGCGGAGGCGGAACGCAAACCTCGCCGCCATGACCAGCGGCCTCGGAAGCGGAACTGGGCTTCAGCAGCAGAACGCGATGAGGAATGCTTTCGTCGACCAGTACGGTGCGCTCCGCGGGCAGGAAGCCGGAGCGATCAATGACGCAAACCAGAAGATCGCAGACCTGACAAGGGCATACGGTGACGCACAGGCAAAACTCCGGGCGGACACGGAAGCCAAGCGCGACCAGTCCCTCATTGAGGCGTACAACCAGAATATGAACCGGCAGGACACGCAGGCGGCGACGCTGGCGAAGTACGGTGATTTCGATGCCTACCGGCAGCTGTATGGGGAAGCGCAGGCGAACCAGATGCGGAATGTCTGGATTTCACAGAACCCGGACATTGCGTTCCGGAGCGGCATGATCACGGCGGATGAGTACAAGAAACTGACCGGAAACAACGCAACGAACGGATATCGCGGCATCTACGGATGAGGGGACGGACATGGCTGAAGAAGAAAAGAAAAATGTAGCAGTGGCCGCACCGGCTGCGGTAACGACTGCCGGAGATATGAAAACCCAGGGAGCGGATGCGAACCAGTTCAAACAGGCATTCCAGCAGCGGCAGCAGGCGTCACAGGGGAACATCAACAGCGCTTTCGACAATTCCTTTAACCGTGTGCAGACAGGCCTGCAGGATTCCCTGAACCAGAACACGGCGGCACAGGATACCGCTATGACGGCAGGGCAGAAGGCGTTTGATACCGCCAACGCGGACCTCGGCATCCAGACAGGCAGAACCAAAAACAGCATGAACAGCTATGCAGACGTTCGCGGTCTGAACCGTCAGCCGGGCTCTCAGCAGTCCCTCTCCCTCGGCCTCGCAGCCAGGACTGCAGCGGGGAGACTGGCACAGCAGCAGCAGATGGCCGCAGAGGAAAGTGCAAGGCAGAAAGCACTTCTCAGCACCGACTACAACAACAAAGTGCAGGCGGCGATTGCGGACCGGGACTACAAGAAGGCGGCGGCGCTCCTGGATGACTACAACAACCAGAACAACTGGCTGGACAAGAACGCGGAGCTCATGGCAGGCTTCGGGAACTTCACCGGGTATGAGCAGATGTACGGCCCGGAGACGGCAGGGGCTATGCAGCAGTTCTGGATCGGTTCGAACCCGGAACTTGCCTATAACACAGGCGTGATTGACGCAGATCGGTACAAGAAGATTACCGGGAGGAATGCTCCGGATTATGTCCCGCCTGCAGGCGGTGGCGGCGAATATCGCTGGTGGGATCCATATGCGGTCGGCGGCATGCCGTCCGGCGGCGGCGGTGGCGGCAGGAACGGCAGCGGTGGGGCCTGACAGGAGGTAGCGCATGGCATATAAAAAAGACGACAACGGCGGGCAGGCTGCGGCAAGCGCAGCTCCCGCCAGTTCTTCAAGCGGTTCTTCCACACAGTCTTTTGGCGGGAACTACAGCCCTGGTGGCGGCAAAGGCAAGTCTTCCGCAAAGTCCAGTGTCGGGTCAAGAGATTCGTCTGCTCATGCTGCCGCGAGTGCTGACAGGGCGGCTGCGGCAAAACGTGGCAAGGTAACAGCATTTACGCCCTCTGTGAGGGGCGGAGCGAGCAGCAAGCCAGGGGCTTCATTTTCTCCTGCATACGTCGGAAAGAACCCATACCAGTGGGGGAACAACGAGGGTGTTGTAAACCACTGGCAAGATGATGACCCGGAGCGCCAGGCAAAGCTGGACGCGCTTGGATTCGCGGCGGATGACCCTGACCGGAGCTTCCATTATTATGAGCCGGACAAGGGCTCTGACAAGAGCTATCTGGAACGCGCAAACTCGCTGAACATCGACCGCAACTTTTTCCAGGCGGGCAATTTCTGGAGCACGATAGACGGTCCGTATGAGAGCGAGGACGCCAGAAAGTCGGACGCGGCACAGTGGATGCTGGACGCACAGACTTACGGCAAGTGGGCAAAAGACCACGGTCTTACCTACACAGATGAAAACGGGGAAACCCGCGACATGGCGGATGCGTGGAAAGACATCTGGGACTATGCCAACGAGATCACCGGAGGCATTGGTGACAGCGAGAGCACCAGCGCCGGGAAAGACATTGAAGCCTACCTGACCGGTGGGCAATACGATTCCGCCACGACACAGCAGCTTCTGGACCGGGCGAGGGAGTTTGCAGACAGCGCGGAAAACGAGAAAGAGGCTTCACGTTGGGCGGATTATATCAAGTCTCTGAATATCCAGCTTGAGGCAGACCAAAAGCAGGAGAAGAAAGATAACAGCTTTCTCGGCAGAGCGTGGGACACCGTTACAGGATGGTTCGAGAAACCGGAGCGTGAGGAACAGGGCGAACTGACCGACACGCAGAGGGCCTACCAGCAGGCAGCGGCAGAAGACCAGCTGTACTCCGGCTGGGCGACAGATCCTCTGAGCGCTGCCGCGTTTTCCCCTGTTGCGGAGAAGCGTGACGAGCTGGCTGAACAGGTCAAAGCGGAGAACCGGGCTGCAGGTCGGGAAGTCTATGCCGGTATGGAAGACGAAGACCGTCTGGCGGATGCGACGGAGAGCTGGCTCGGTGGTCGCGGCGCCGGGACAATGGCCGGCATGGCAGGTGGGCTGTATGCCGTCGATTCCGCGTTTTATGACAACGATGAAATCCGCCAGCTCACTCAGCAGCAGTGGCTGGCGGATCAGGCATTCCTGAACACGGGCGATCCGAAGTTCAGGGAAGAATCCGAAGCGCTTCAGGCACAGATCGATGACGCACAGCGGCGTGCGATTGAGAACGGGGAAAACGGCACGCCTCTGGCAGACGCGGCAGGCATACTCCTGGACAGCGCAATGGGGATGCAGGCCGAATCCGACCAGAAGTGGCAGGATGTCACCGAAGACATGAGCGACTTCGGGAAGTTTAACGCAAATGTCATTAAGACCGGGGCGGATGTCGTGGCGGACGTCGGTGAGAACTTCGTGGCTCCTGGCGTCGGCACCATGCGGATGTTCCTCGGCTCCGCAGGCAGCGGGGCAATGGAACAGGCGGGAAGGGAAAACAGCGATCCCGACAGCATTGCAGCAGCGACAGTTACCAGAGCAGCAAGCGCATGGCTCAGTACCAAGCTTGTCGGCGGCATGGAAGGCGTCTACGGGAAAAGTATCCTCGGTGGGATCACAGATGATTTGATTTCCGGAGCAAGCCCTGCAGTTCAGACTGGAATCAAAGTCCTGATGAACACGGAAGGCGCGGAAGAAGGCCTTGAAGATATCCTTAACTACGGAGCGGATCTTATTCTCAATCTCGACGAAGAAGCGCAGCTGAATTGGGACGAAGTGAAGCAGGATGCCTTTGTCGGCTATGTTGTCGGCGCGCTCACGAACGGGCTCTCCGCAGGGATCAACTACGACAGCAAGGCAAGGCACGAGCTGGCGGAGGAAGCTCTGGAATTTGCCCAGAGCGGCATGAGCATCGAGGAAGCGGCGGAAATCGCAAAGGAAACCACCAAGGATCAGGTGGTCATGAAGCCGCCTGCGAACGAAGCCCAGAACCAGAGCATGGCAACTTCCCAGAATGCGGCAATCCAGGGACAGGATCAAAATGTCGCACCGGCACTGGTATCCCAGGCGCAGAACCAGGATATGGCGGCTTCCCAGAATCAGGCTCTGGAAGGGCAGGAGCAGAATGTTGCTCCGGCGCCTTCCAATCAGGAACAGCAGAACCGGAATCTTTCAGAAGCACAGGCGGCAGCTCTTGCAGGCCAGGATCAGAACCCGACTCCGGCCCCGCAGAGAGCAACGAGCGGGCCGAGCGCGAACACCGAACCTTATACCGGCCCAGAGCTTCCGGGAGCCAGCTACGGCGGGGGAGATACCATCGAGATCGGCGTGGATGAAGTCCCCGTGCATTTTGCCGTCGTTCCGCTTTCCGAACTGCAGGCAAGCCATGACATTTACGGGAACCCGAACCCGAACTATCCTCCCGAGCTTCAGCCGCGTGACAGGACGAGCGAAGAGTAT